TTTTAGATACTACAATTTGGACGAGGTGATCAAACGTAGACCTAAAAGCCATCTCCGAGTACGACCCGACATGACTGGGATGGGCACCAGTCGGAGACGACGTACCATGGCCATCATTCACACCGATGAGCCAATGGGCGGGCGTTACGACATACACTCTGGTGACTGCAGTACAACCCTTCGCGGGGTTGTAGAGCGTCTGCTCTTGGATAGTAAATTTGAAGCACCTACTATCCCGGACAGAGATGCTCTCAAACTACTCATGAAGTTTAAGCGCCAACTATGTAAACATATATCACACTATAGTCAGAGGATTAGCCTCTCACAATTTTGTGATTATTATACAGGTAGGAAACGTGGAATTTATGTCCATGCAGCTCAAACACTTGAATTTAATCAACTCAAGTATGAGGATAGTTTCATTAACGCTTTCGTCAAGGATGAGAGATACAACTCAGAGGAAAAATCTGAAGCTGTACCTAGAGTCATCCAACCACGAAACCCACGTTATGCTGCGAGTCTAGGGTGTTTTATCAAGCCACAGGAACATTTAATCTATTTAACTGTCAATGGCTTGTTTGGGGAGGAGACCATTATGAAAGGACTGAATGCTAATAGGAGAGCAGAGGTCATTCACGCGAAATGGTCTAGCTACACAGATCCTGTCTGCGTTGGCCTTGATGCCAGTAGATTTGATCGTAGTGTTTCCCGACAAATTCTGGAGTTTGAACATAGCATCTACTTGATGCTGTTTGGAGGTAATTCTGCTGACCGAGCTGAGTTTAGGAAACTACTCAAATGGCAGTTGAGGACCACGGGATTTTGTCGAGGGAAGCGTGATGAATGGGATGTGAAATATGGATTTGAGGGGGGTAGGGCATCAGGTGACATGAATACTTCATTGGGAAATTGTTTGATAATGTGTGCCATGATATGGACATACTTAGACAGCAATAAAATCAGTGCTAAGGTATGCAATGACGGTGATGATGCAATACTTATACTTGAGAGAGCAGACTTAGGTCGGCTCTCCAGCCTGAGAGAGGAGTTTCTCAGGTGGGGTTTTGATATGAAGGTTGAAGCCCCAGTAGATGAGATTGAGCAAATAGAGTTTTGCCAATCTCATCCCGTGTTAGTTTCAGGGAAATGGAGGATGGTTAGAGATCCTCGAACCTGTCTAACGAAAGATCTGTACACTTCTAAAGATATTTCCACACCGGAATCCTGGAATAAATACAGGGGTGAAGTCGGCTTGTGTGGAAGTATACTGAGTGACGGTGTGCCCATCATGGGTGCCTTTTATCAGATGATGATGAGGGGTGCCACTGTTGGGAACATTGGAGATGTTGATTGTGGAATGAAGTACCTTGCGTTGGGTATGGATAATAATATGATTGACATCACCGATGACACCCGTCTCTCCTTCTCACGCGCTTTTGGAATTGATGTGGAGTACCAGCTATTGCTCGAAAAACATTACGATTCCATAAGCCCTAAATTTGTGTAAAAGACGACCTTCCCGTGGGTTTGAACCGTGTAATTATTTAAGTATAAGAGAGAAAAGTTTAAAACCCAGGTGTGTATCAAGATGACTAAATCTAATGATAAGAAGAAGAAGAATAGTAACAATAATCGTTCTAACAACAGTACTGCTGTTGTTGTACATAGACCAATGCCTCTCAGTAGACCTAACGTCCACCGAGCAGTGCATGATGTTTGCTCGCTGTCTAATCCATTTTGTGATGGGGCGCAAACAGCCAAATATCCAGACCAACAACGGTCTTTCACTTTACCATATAGGGTCGTGCTAATTAATACAATTTCTACCGACGCTAATGGCAATGCTGCCTTTTGGGTCTACCCACAGTTCACATACGCTGTGGGAACATCAACAGTAACTGCTGGAGGGATCACTGGAGCCCCAACCTTCGATGCTACAGGTATAACCTTAGGTATCAATGGTTACAGGGTCAACTCCTGTGGTGTCAAGGTCATGTCTATCGCTAATCTCATGACAGTGCAAGGTGTAGTATGCATGCGTGAGTACAACGATACCGAGACCACAAACTTAAATGCAGTTGATATCAACCAACCAACCAAGGAAATGTTGGATTACCCTCTGAGGAAGACTCAAGAAACTTGTGTGGTCCTACAGAAGAGTGGTCAGCTAACAAGTATGTTTAGGAAAACTTCGTTAGATGACCCCACATATCCTTTAGTGGCGCCAACTGGCTGGAACCCCATCCTCATTGCTGTTAGCGGAGGACCAGCCAGCACAGCGGTACTTCGGTGCGAAACCGTTATCAACTATGAGTTTACCTTTGATGACAATGGCAATACGTATAGACTTGCCACTCCTCCAGCCAAGATGGATCTTGCTCTTCAGCAAACGTCCAACTCGGTTTTAGCAGATGTTGGTACATTCGTCGACAAGGGGGTAAGTGCTCTAGAGGCCTTATTCCAAAACAAAGCAACCAAATATATCATGGGTGCTATAGGTGGCTACTTAGGTGGGCCCAAAGGTGCCTCCGCGGGTTACATGCTCGGCAACGGGGCACCGCGCGCTATGATTATGGATGTGGATTAGAAATCTTGATTATGTAATATAGAATATGTGGAACTCGAACTATCAACGATTCCACTGGGTGTGCAACCGTAAGCACGTCAGCCAACAAACACACAACTACGCTAAATAAAATATAAGTGTGTGGACTTGGTTGCCAGTGAGTGAGCGACACTGGACAAAGTGAGTTCTATCTACCAACCAACAACTAGACTGATAATCTGTTGTGGGCACGAGGTTGGCGATATAAAACGAGGTGTGAACAGGAG